TCCTCTGTTTTTCCAAGTTGAAACAAATTTTCCATTAGGTGCAAACATACCTAATTGAGTTTCAGTAAGCGTATAATCGTCTTGTCCTTTATATTTAAAATCCTTATCAACGCTAATGGAAAACACAACAAACTGGCCTTCTACTGGCGCGTTTTTTCTGTGAAATAAAACGAAAGCACTCCATCCACTAGAGTTATTATGGTTCATTAAACTGCTTTTAGATGTAAACAGTAGCGTTGGCCTGTCAAAAGGTAATCTTACATCATTTGGAACTTTGCCCTCAAATGCTACTGGATGGTTTGCCGTTTCATCAAAGTCTTTTTTTTCTATTCCTGCGTCATAATTAAACATATTAGGGGCAACGTGTTCCACGGCAAAATCCCAAATATCAGTTACGTCAACTAAATGGCAGTCTTGCAATCTAAACGTATAAATTTCCTGAACCTTACCACGCTCTTGTAAAGGGCTTGGTATATCCATTTTAAGCCGCCAATCTAAATCAACGTCTCCTCCAAGTCTTTTACTTTCATTATGAAAGTTATTTATAAATTCCATCATTTCCATGATATTTCTCCCTTTCGGAAGGGCTGTTAAGCCCTTCCCTCGTCCCAAGCTTTTGGGTCTATTTTATAAGTGTCGGCCAGTTCGTCATTAACTGCCTTAACCGCCGATGCAAAAGCATCTTTATCATCTTCGAAAAGTTCGAAGGGCATGAAGGTGCAACTGGCTTCACTAGCCATAAAAAGATATGGTCGGTTTAGCCAAACATCGAGTCCGCTTGGCTCAACATCAATATCAGCAATCATATGCCGATACTTTTTGTTGATGAGGTTAATGTTACGTTTAGCCATGTGAGGCTCCTTTCTGGGGGGTTGCCCCCCGCTAGGGTTAAAATTCTATTTTGCTTATACGTTAACTTTAACATAACTTTTTGTAATTGTAAACTCCTTTTTTTGTAAAGTTACGTTACGTTATTTACAATTTTTAGAGTTGACATTTACAAATAGGTGTGCTATTGTTTACATATAAGTTAAAAAAAAGGAAAAATAAAATGGCGAAAATTAATGCAAAAATAAATATGGAATGTTTGGACGTAACATTTTTAAAAAAGCAAATCGAAGTTTTAAAGGAAGTTACAAGACAGCAAAGCAAAATTGAAGGATATGAAGAAGTTTCAACAGCAAGATGCCATAACGCTAAAATTGACGCTTTAGTTGGACTTAAAATTATGTGCGAAAACATACTTGAACAATGCGGTGAAACGCCAACGAATATTTCACTAGAATTTTTTGCAAGTTAAAAATAGTTAGCCCCTTCGGGGGCTATCTGCTACTATTAGCTTTATGGAGTTAATAAAGGTAGAAATAGAAGTAACAGGGCAACCTCAGGGCAAGGGGCGGCCTCGTTTTACCCGTCAGGGCAGAGCATACACCCCCGAAAAGACTAGGGAGTATGAAACAAGAATACACGCCGCCGCATGGCAAAAAATGCACGAATTAAAATTAGACCCAACATCAAAATTTTGCCACGTTGAAATAGTGGCCTTTATGGAAATACCTAAATCATGGTCTAAGGTTAAAAGACTAGAAGCAGAATACGGTGCTATTCTACCAACTACTAAACCCGACATAGATAACATCATAAAATCAGCTCTAGACGGTTGTGAAGGCGTTGTCTACTACAGCGATAACCAAGTCACTAGTGTCAATGCCAAGAAAGTTTACTGCCACCCAGAGCGCGGCGCAGTGCTTTATATGGCTGTATCTTGGACAGTATAAGACCAATCAGCCCCATATTTTTCCCGCCATGCTTTTTTATTGTCATGTATGGCTAATTTAGATTTATCCCATAACCCTTGATGGTGGCCTTCACAAAGCGGTATGGCCTGCAAGTCATCTGCTTTTTTAGTGCTGAATCTATCGTGAATAGGGTGATGCGCTGTTGTCGGGCTACACTGTAACTCGCCAAATTTTTTACAAACGCAACACGGCATTTCTCTTATCTTGTCTAAATACTTTGAATTACGTTTTGTTTTATCTGCTTTTAATCCAAGCGGTGGTTTGTTGGTTAGATTACTCATAATTATCCCAAGGCCATGTTTTGTCTAAATATTCTTTTAAACACCCCCAACTATTTCTTCCAAAATTAGGCGCATATTTATATCCATTTTCTCTAATTTTTTTTCTATGTTTTGGATTATTTAAATTTAAAACTCGTTTGTCTGGGTTGTGCAAATCATTATCGTATTTATGTGTTAAAAATCGAACAACCCTTAAACTGTTTCGAAGCTCAAATAATTCATCGTACCAATTAACGTTACCTCTGTGTTTTTCATATTCCGCAACGGTCATTTGAACACCGTTATCTAATGTTACATAAAGAATATTTTTTTGTTTTAATTTTAATTCGTCTGCTTTTATTTGTTCTTCAATATTCATAATCTATTTCTTTCTGATAGTTTTTATATGTAAACGGCTGTAAAAGTTTGAAAACTATTTCTCGTTTACACATTTTAACGTGTTCGTGCCAAACAAGCTGTCTTTCGTTATGGTTTTTTATTCTGCCATCTTTAGATGGTTTTCTATAGCAATGTTGCCTTGGTAAAGCACCGCACTTCGGACAGGGCATTGCCCTAATCATTATTTGTTCATCAGTGTAATGGGTCATATCCTATCGCCTCCGCTAGTTTTTCCATAGCTAGTTCAAAATAATCGTTAAATTCTTTTTGGCTCATGTCGTCGAAAGAAATGCTGTCCATAATACGCATATGTGCGCTTGCTAGACTGTTCCAACGCATTTTAACGTAACCACACGCCCACTTTAGTTCGCTATGTAAATGCTGTTCAGAAGGCCATCGGTTAGTAGCATCGCAAACATTTTTAAGTGTAGCCCAATATAAATTATGGTGCGGGTTCGAGCGTTTACCTGTTGGCTGTAAATCGAATACTTGGCTTTCTTTGTATTGTTCTATTTTTACAGCATCGTATTCAGTAGAGGGCATTAACTGCCCCCCACTTTTTATTACTTGTAGCTTTACTCTGGCCATGTATTTTTGTCTTGGTTTAAAGAATATTCTGCATAAGTTTTTTCGCCACTATTTATTCGATCGGTATGTATTGGCCACCCTTGTTCTCTTAAATTAAAAACCCTTGCGGCTAACCTTAAACAGTGAAACTCCATAAGCGCATCTATAGGTGTTATTGTTTTACCTGTTTTTAAATGCTGTAAAATTTTAAAGTTTTGTGTTGTAGTTGTTTCCATTGTTTTACTCCTTCTTAAAATGGTATTTCTTCATCAAAATTGTTAACGGAATTGGTTTCTATTTTTTGCCCTTCGGCAAGCCTTTTAGGTTCGCTACTTTTACCTCCTAATAATTTAACTTCGGTTGCGTTTATAGATAAATACGTTTTACCTTCGTATTCGTTCTTTTTTAAATCACCTGTTATTGCCACAAGTTTACCTTTTAGCAAGTAAGGCGAAATGTTTGTTCTAAAGTAACGTGCGCCAAAAAAAATCGTGCCTTTGTTTTCCCCATAGCCATCATCGACGGCTATAGAAAATTTTACAAAAGAACTTTTTTCGTTTTCGACAACTTCACAATCTTTAGTTAGATAGCCAACGGCAGTTATATTTTTCATGAGTACAACTCCGCTTTTCTTTTGTCGTGCGCTTCCACAATTTTATTATATTCTTCTTCGCCTATACCAACAGAGTTGAGCATTTTTTCATACCTTTTTTCTGCCGCTAAGAAGCGATCTATATTGCAATCCTCATAAAACTCTAACATCGCATCGATGCGCTCGGCTTGGTCAATATTTAAATTTGGTTCGCTATTTTTTGGCTTTTCGTTTTTAAACTCGTCAGCTTCTTCTTCGCTGTAAACATCACCACTTAACTCAAGCAACTTTAGTATTACCCTGTCCTTGGCTCTTTTTTCTGCCATAGCGTAGGGATATTTATTTGTTGTGTTGTAGGGTGCGGCCTCGCCTATCGACCAAGCTGTCGCGTCACCTTTATGGCCTGTTACACAGATAGCAACGTGTTTGTCCTTTATATTGCTTTCTATAATAGTTGGTGCATCAAAGACTATATTTTCATGTATAGCTATTTTTTCTAATGCCCTGTGTAATAC